ATGGCAAGCCCGATAATCCTTACCGGGGCCGTAAAGACTGCCGACATGGAGGCAGTCTCTAAGATAGTAGCACGGTGCATTAAGCGGATTGGCAAGTGATAGGATGCCGCTTCCAGATGCCCCGGCGGAGTCGCCTCGCGTGTATAAACTGCTAAAGAACATAGATTTGCAAACTCTAGCCGCCGATGATGACGATTTAATCAACACAGGGAACCCTATCAGTATCGAGTTACTCAATGAAGACGAGTTAAGGCGCCTAATTTTAGTTCAACTCGCGCGCATGACAGTCAAAGGCGAGTGGAACGGACTTCTAGGGTGATTGAATGCCGCTTCCAGATGCAGAGAAGAAGTCTCCTAGGGTCTATACTAACCTTCAGAACCTAGACCTAGACAATGTAACCTTTGCTAATATCCAAGCCACAGGGAACCCCATCAACGTGGAGGAAGCGAATGAAGATGAACTTAGGCGTCTTGTCCTTGTGAATCTGGCCAGATTGGTTACAGCCGGCGAATGGACGGGTCTTCTAGAAGCAGGGGGAGCGGGAGAGTTCAACGCGGAGATTAGTAAATATGATTGGGATGGTGATGAGGACGCAGTCCGAGTAATGGCACTGCCCCCCTACGGGTGCTTGAAACGGTCTTTGGATTTACCAGTCATGCAAGACGACGAAATTGTTCTCTATCCTTTCATCGCGCCCACAACCGGTACAGTATCTCAAGTTGACTTCTACGTTGGAACTACAGACTCCGGTTCAACCGGGGCCATTGATGTCGGCTTCTACAGTGACAACGACGGCATTCCTGAGACTTTTCTCGGAGAATTCGTCCTGTCAACGACATCGTCCGGCCAAGTCACTCAAACGACCAGTTCAGCCGATGTCGAGACGGTCAGGGGCACACAATACTGGCTTGGTCTGTATGCGGACAATTTCGACGTTCAACCTAAGTTCATGCTCATTGACAGAGATGGTAGCGGAAGTGCGCCGGGGTGCGGAGAACAATATGGCTCGGTAGCAATACCGACAGGGATTTTCAAAGCCAGTGCCGGCGGGAATGCCACAATAACCGACATTACTACTTTCAGTCCGTCCGGGGCCATGAATCCCATCAACGTGGGGGTGAAATGGTGAATCGCTCCTATACCATCTACGATGGACCCGACATCATCGAGCAAGGCAAGCACGAAGTAACATGGGAGCAGGTTAGAGACGAGCGCAACCGGGAACTGAAAGCCACCGATTGGAGAGCCGTCAAGGACAGAGTGCTGCCTAACGAGTGGAAGGAATTTCGGGATTTGTTGCGAACGCTCCCGCAACGCTTCGCAGATGCCGGAGAGGCATGTGACAACTGGCCGGTGATGCCCGATGAGTGAACTCAGTGACAAGGCGAAAGAAGCCATCTCCAATTATGGGGGAAGTTTCCTACTCGGTTGGATTCTCGGCGCGGGCTTAGGACAGACTCTCTGGGACTCCATAACCGGGGTGCTTTGATGGCGAAGCGTCCACCTGACAAGGTCATCGAGTACAGAATCTCACTCCAAGATTACGAGCGAGATATGTTCAACTCGGCAATCGGCGCGTATCAAATGAATCGTATTGTCACTCCAATCATCACTTTGATGAACGATGTATCAGGAATGACCGTCCTGCTCACTCTCCTAGCCAGCATCCTAGGCTTCACCTTCCTCACGGCTACGTTGACTTCTGACAGTAGCGTGGCCGATGTCATCGACCTCTTCGTTACTCAGAAGAATCAAGCCGAAGCCGCCGGGGTGGTTGGTCTAGCCGGTGCCTATGGACAAATTCCGGGACCGTTTTCAGCCCAAATTAGCCAGTGGTTGATTCAAGCACTCGGTTTAACCCCTCAAGAATCATGAAAATGATGCTCCAAGTAGGGGGTAAACGCTCACGATTAGGGGCCATCGGTCCAATCAACCCGCCTCGTCGAGGCGTTTCTGCTGCTTCTTCTTCAGGTAGCACTTGCCGCATAATGGTTTCTTCCCGTAGCCGACTTGCCCGTGAGTGGCGAGGTTGATTGGTTCTTTGCATAGCACACAATTCACTCACTCGCCTCCGCAACTAGCCTCTGAATCTCTTTCTGAAGTCCTCTGATGTTCTGCCTCATCTCGTGGTTCTGCTGCCATAGCCCCTGAAGGTTGCTAGGGCCGTTCTCCTCGTAGAAGACGACCGCCTTGCTGATGTTGGCGCTCTTCTGCCTTGAAGGCCAGCGTGAGCGTATCGCGTAGGCTTCGTTTGATAGGGTCGCTGAGATTAGGTGCATTCAATCACCTCGAGTAAATAGTTGGACATCCTCTTCATTGAGCCCCCAAAGAGGGACATTGAAGAAGCATGGTTGTTCTCTGAATCCTACATTTGTAGGGAGATGAAAACCGCGAACCCGAACCGTCTCGCCCAGTTTGATAAATTGAGGGTACATGGCGAGGACATTGTTCAATTCATTAGGCGTGGGACACCTGCTTCTAGAGGTCAACTCTAGATAAATATCTCCTGCACACATCGGACCGTTCTTCTCTAATACCTCTCTTATCCATTTACAATTTCGAATCTGCTTAGATGCGCCAGCCATCAACTCGCCTCCTTTAGGAAGACATCTAGGAGCCTTCGGCAGTGGGGGCAGGGGATAGTTACCTCAAATGTCCTTGTCTGGGCTGGTGTGTCGTCTATGGCCTTCATTCTCTACACTCCATGTGCATGTCGCCTAGTTTGTAATCGTGCCAGTGAACGGTGCCTACTGCAAACTCTTCTTTGCAAATGACGCATCGGCTCATTCAATCACCCGAACCAATTTCCAATCCGAACAGTCACAAGAACCGAAATAATGTTTTGTACCGCGTCCATATTGAAGAATCTCTTCTCCGCATTTTGAACACTTCATTCCAACCACCACACTATACATTGATGGTCGTCTGCTGTATTATTCTTACATCCTCGGCATATTCTTGTTTTATTCATCTTCATCTTTATCACCTGTGGAGGTTCCGCCGAGTCATTAGGAAATGGGATGTACCTTGCCCTCGACGAACCTCCATTTGATGGGAGGGGCCTAGAGTATATTATATGCGCGGTTGTTGAAGTCGTTGGTTCTGGGGCTGTCGCCCCATCACCACACCACCTCCCGCCGGCAATGACTAGCCCACGTTAGCCACCGGATAAGAAGATTGTCTAGTGTTTTGAGTGAATTCGGGTCGTGAGGGTATGTTGATAGACGGACGGCTCCCGGTTGGTGGACATGGTAGACGAACTAACCCTGTTAATCGCCCTCGGAACGCTCAATTTGCTCGGTTCTCTGGGCCTTGCGCTCTGGATAAAGAGAGAATTAGAGGATTCGATGGCTCAACTTGACAATTCTCTTGCGCTGGCGCTTCAAAGCACCATGGAAAAACTGACAGGTGAAGGCGCGGTGGCGTTTGAAGCCCCGAACCCCATTCAGGCCGCGCTCGGTCAAGTCCTGATGTCCATAGCGCAACAGAAAATGAACACAGTTGAGGCCACGGTCACCCCGCGGGATGCCGATGGTACCTTCAAGGCGTTAGAGTGATACTTTATTAGCGAGTTTTCTAACACGCTTAGACATGGCACGCAGAAAGAAGGCAAAAAGGCGACGTTCAAAGAAATTCTTCAACCTGTTTGACTTCGCGGTTGCGTATGGGAACTTGGCCATCATAACTCAAGGCACTCTCGGCTCAGGACCAGTCGAGGCTGTCACGGGAGCGTACGACATAGGCATGAGCAGAACCGCCGATGTCGGACTAGGACGCGGTTCGCAAATGCTCGCCTTGACTGGTGCTTCTCAAATCAGTCTAGCCGACATAATGAACGCGCCCTCTCTGAGTTTCGACCAGATAACTCAGAACACTCGCTCCAATGCTGTGCCCATGGCGCTCGCCGCCGTTACCTTCAATGTCGGCGCGTCGGTTTTCAAGAAAATAATGCGTAAGCCATTCACTCAAGCGAACAAACTAATCAAGCCCCTCGGCCTCAATGTGAGGATTGGTTGAAATGGCCACTAACACCGTTGTCGGCATCCTCGTTTGCTCGGATGGGACGAATATCCCTCTCAAGGCTGAAATCGCGGAGGGCACAGAAACCAGTTTGACCACAGATACAGTGTACACCTCGACGGCAATTCAAGTCGGCGACTATGCGATAGGCAAGACCGTGACTCATGGACTCATCCAGTTCGCAAACGGTTTCCAATACGCCTACATTCTTCGGCAGGGAGTCGTTCAAAGCGTCATCCCATGTTGCGTTAACGGTGCCTCGACTGCAACCCCCCGCCTATGGGCACCAATTACGCTTCAGGCCGGTGATTTGCTTCGTGTAATGAATCAGACTGCCGCGGACCGCGGGGCCGCCCTCTGTTATGTGACCAACCGCGGAACTCAGAGAATCGCGACTGTCACTCCAACCGGAGGGGCCACCAACGCTCTAACCGATTTGCAGACTGGAAACAGCATCGGTGACACTGTCCAAGGGCAGACTTTGGTCTCCGCTTGGTTCACTAGTGTTGACTCCGGCCTGATAGAGACTCCCGGCGCTGTCATCGTTGACGCTCTGGGTAACGTCGTCGGCTCCGTGACCAATACCGACCCCGCCACTCAACAAGCAGTGGCTTCAGAAGTGAACGCCCCGGTGAACTTGAACTACGTCGCGCAATACTTGACTTCCGCCTGAGGTGCAGGGCATGGCGAACTGGACAAGAGCGAAAGCCCGAAAGAGGCTCCTTGAAGCAGAAGCCAAGTTCAAAAAAGTGTATATGGCAAGCCCGATAATCCTTACCGGGGCCGTAAAGACTGCCGACATGGAGGCAGTCTCTAAGATAGTAGCACGGTGCATTAAGCGGATTGGCAAGTGATAGGATGCCGCTTCCAGATGCCCCGGCGCAGTCGCCCAGAGTCTACAAACTGCTCAAGAACACCACGCTTGAGAACCTCACAGACGACGATTTCATCCTTGTTGCTAATCCTATCTCGCTGGAATTATTGAATGAAGACGAGTTGCGCCGCCTTTTGCTGGTGCAACTCGCGCGCTTGTCAGTTAAACAGGAGTGGAACGGACTTCTAGGGTGATTGAATGCCGCTTCCAGACGCCTCTAAGAAGTCGCCAAGGGTTTACACCCTGCTTCAGAACACTGATTTAGATAACGTGACCTTCGATAATGTGCAAGCTGTGGGCAATCCGATAGCGATTGAAGAGGCCAATGAAGATGAAATGCGAAGATTAGTCCTCGTCAACCTGTGCAGACTTGTCACGAGCGGCGAATGGACGGGTCTTCTGGAAGCTGGGGGCGGAGAGTTCAACGTAGAACTCAGCGAATATGACTGGGACGGAGACACCGATGCGGTTAGGGTATTCGGCTTAGCGCCGTATGGAACCATAGCGCGGGAATTGAATACTACTGTCGTGCAGACTGATGAAATCAAACTATTTCCTTTCATTTCGCCTCAAACTGGCACG